AAGAATCTGTTGATGACGCATTATCTGATGGTAAAATAGATACAGAGGAAGCAGAAGATATTTTAAATGAATTAGCAAGTGATGGTGAAGTAACTGCAGAAGAAGTTCAAAACCTTGCAGATGCTTTGTCTGAAGATGGAAAATTAACTAATTCAGAAAAGGAATTGATATCAGATGCACTCGTAGAGTCTATTGCTCCTGGAGAATCTTTAACTAAAGAACAAATTCAAGAAGCTGGAATTGAATATAAAGACTTACCTGCATCTACTCCAGTTGAAGTAAGGCAGGATGAAAATGGTAACGAAGTTGTTATTACAGCAGAGGTAGCAGCCTCATTAGTATTACTTGAAAATCCTGCAGATTTGTTATCTACGGCGTTTTCAGATCCTGGAGAGGCTCTTCAAGCACTAGGTAATATAGGTGCTGATATGTCAGATGAAGAAAGAGAAGAAGCAACTGAAATGGTTGTAGCAACAGTTGTAGCAGCAGGTGCAGCAATTAATGCCGCAGCAGTTGCAACAGGAGGAGCCACAGGGGGTGGCACAGGAGGCGGAGGAAATTCTGGGGGAGGCTCATCAGGAGCTAATTCACCAGGTTCACGAGGAGGAAGAAAATGGTAAGAATAATAAAGAATATCCTAAAAGATATGGTAGACCAAGCATGGACCCTTCTTGGTATGTTTATTGCTTGGGTAGTTCTGGACGGAAGTGCAAAGACTATTGTTGGTTATGGAATCATAGCTACTACTGCTCTTTGGATAATTACAAGCCCAATAAGAAATAGAAACTCAGACTAGGGTATAATAGTGGTATGAGGAAATTAATCGCTATTGCCCTATCTGGGCTATTAATGGTATCATTAACTAGTTGTGGGTATGATGGTTCATATAGATACCCATGCCAAGACCCTGCTAATTGGGAAAAAGCGGAATGCAATCCACCAATTTGCGAAGCCTCACAAACTTGCACAAAAGATGTAATAAAAATTACACCTAATACACCAGAACAGGAAATAACAAATGGCTAAAGAAAGACTAACGGCAGCAGACTTAGATGCTCGTTTAAAGTTTATTCTAGGAATAACTCTTGGAAGCATCCTATTCATGACGGCTCTTGGAATTATTTATGGGTTGTTGTTTGTAACACAACCTATCGGAGCTCAGTCAGAAAATGACAAGATGTTCTTTAATGTTTTAGGTAGCATTGCAACATTTATTACAGGTACACTTGCAGGAATTTTGATCGGTAACTCAGGTGCTAAAGATATTATGGCAGCGCAGATACAAAATAAAGAAGTAGATGCAAAAAATACACAGGCAGACAAAAAATTAGAAGCAGAAATTGATGCAACTGCAGCACGTTTAGCGGCAAAGCCAGACGGACAAATGCCAGCAGAGCAGCCAGTTGATACAGATTGGGACAAAAACTAATGGCAGATCAAGGTACAGCAGCACGTTTAATAGAAGTTGCTACAGCAGAGATTGGAACCATTGAAGGCCCAAAGGATAACGAAACTAAGTATGGTGCTTTTATGAAAGCTAACTTCCAACCATGGTGCGGAAGTTTCGTAAATTGGTGCGGGTCGGAAAGTGGCGTAAAGATTCCTAACACTGTTTATACTCCAGGTGGGGCAGCAGCATTTAAGAAAGCTGGTGCTTGGATTGATGTAGATGTTGCAGATCCAGAAGCGGGAGATATTGCCTATTTTGATTTCCCATCAGATGGCGTCGATAGAATTTCTCACGTAGGTATTGTCGTTAAAGACAATGAAGACGGAACTGTTTGGTGTATAGAAGGAAACACATCTTCAAAGAAGTCTGGAAGTCAAAGAAATGGCGGAGAAGTTTGCAAACAACTTCGTGCATACAAGAAAAATAAAGCAGGAGTTATGATTTCAATTGTAGGTTTTGGAAGACCAAAGTTTGGCGGAGCAACTAAGCCTGCTGCATCTAAGTCTCAAAAAATTGCACCTAAAGCAAAAGTGTGCGAGACCTGCGGTCAATCAATAAAATAAATAAGTATTTAGTGATATACTTAGAGTATGAACACATATAAAGTTAAAATGGACGTAGAGTTAGAGGTTACTGCCTTTAATGAAACTGACGCCAGGGACTATGTGGGAGATATATTTAATATAGACGATGAAATTAAAAAGGTTAATATTGTTAAAATAACAGAAAAGAATAAATAAAATCCTTGACAGAGCCGCAGTTTTTGCTGTATAATAATACATAGAAGCTGCGGTTTCTGCTTTGGCCCATAGCTCAGCAGGCAGAGCGGGAAGCTGTTAACTTCTAGGTCCTAGGTTCGAGTCCTAGTGGGCCAGCAAAACAATCTAGGCGGACTTACTAGATAGGAAAGAAATGCTTAACCTTACACTTAAAGGTGTAGAAGTTTTTATACAAAGGTCTAAGACAAAAAGTCAAGAATCATATTGGGATAATTATGATTTGTTAATTTGGAAAGAAACCCCAGGCGGCTTTACTCATATAAAGGGAATGTTCCGAAAAGATCAGTGGGGCGTTGCAGAAAGAATTGCTGCTAACGAACAAGGAATCTGGAAGCTGCCGATAAAATATGTCAAACATTTTAAATGAACTAGGTGTAGATGAAGATGATTTAGATTGGTTTCATCTAGGCATTTGCAGAGGAATGGATACAAATTTATTTTATGACAAGTATGAGGCGGATGTCAATATAGCAAAAAGTATTGATGAGGCTTGTTTTAGTTGTCCAGTTTCAAAGATGTGTTATCAAGCTGGTGTAGAAAATGATGAGCAAGGAGTATGGGGAGGAATTTATTTAAATTCTGGATCTATAGATAAGGCAAGGAATCTACACAAAACACCCGAAGCTTGGAAAAAGATTAGGATGAAAAATGGAATTTATAAATAAAGATAAAGACCATTTTAAGTATGGTATAAATGAATGGACTGGTGAACCTAATAAACCAGTTTTTTATACGCCAGAGATGGCAAAAAGAATCAGGGAAATTAAAAAGCCTGTTATGAGTTTGCAGATGGACATAGTAAAGTATCCAGAGTTTTTAGCAATAAGACTATATGAAGACAATTTTTTACAATACGAAGGTGTTAAAAAAGAAATAGTAATTGATTACGTTGGAAAAGTTAAAAAGATAATCGAGTCTTACGGGGTAAGATGCGAACTGGAAGGGGTCCCAAGTGCGAGAATATTACGAAGTAATTAAAGTTGTCTTTATTCACGCTGAAAGAGTATATGGATCAGTCGAAAGCCTGGGTATATATGCGTCAAAAGTTAAATACCAAAAGGATGGTATTGAAATAGAAGAAGTGCTAGAAAATGATGAGTTTACCGTAATGGATGAAATTGTTTTTGAGCACATAGAGGAATCTAATTAATGGAAAAAATACTATGCTACTCTTGTAATAAGAGTAAGAATAAGTTAAGTGTAAGAAAATCAATTTTAATTCCAATCAACCTGTTGATGTGCGAGACATGCATAGCTGCTAAATTTGAGCCAAGATGGGTAGTTATCCTGTCTGGCAGACAACTTGGCCCAGAAGCTGTAAAAGAATTTATTGTTAAAAAAAGATATATTGGCACTGATATTGCTGCTTCAGAACTGTTTGTTTAGCTCTTAGTTAGCATTTATTTCACGGTATAATTAGTTTATCATGGAAATAAACTACTTATCTGTATTAATGGCTATATCTGCCGCTCTTGTTTCTGGTATGGGAACAGCGCTTGTGGCGGGTTTTAGAGACAACAAAAAAGAAAAAGTAAGGCGTTCTGAGCGTGAGCAAGATCATCTAAAATTAGAATTAAAAGATCTTAAAATAGAATTATATAAAATTGAAAAAGAATTAAACGACTGGAAAGATAAATACTATAGTGCTATTCAGGAATTAATTGGAATTAAGGCTGAGCTTGAGGCAACCATGATAGAATTAGCCCATTTTGAGCATCATTCAGACGAGTTGGACAGATAATTTTTCATTTAGTATACTGGTAGTATGACTTGTATTGTTGCTATCGCCCAAAACGGAACCGTATATATGGGTTCCGATCACGCCGCATCAGATGATAAAACTGGCTGGATCTTGTCAAGAAAAGAGCCTAAAGTTTTTAAAGTTGGGCAGTATGGCATTGCATTTACTGATTCTTTTAGAATGGGTCAGATTCTTCAATACTCGTGGACTCCACCAAAATATACTCCAACAAAAACTAATTCTGGATTAGATAAGTTTATGAGAACTAAATTTATTGATTCTGTTAAAGTTGCATTTAAGGATGGTGGATACGGAAGTATTGGCTCATCATCAGAAGAAGACTCAGGCGGTATTTTTATAGTTGGAGTTTGCGGAAGGCTCTTTACTATAGATGAAGACTTTCATGTTGGAGAGAATGTTGTAAACTATATGGCGGAAGGCAGTGGTGGAATGATAGCGCTTGGAGCCTTGCATGCAACAAAGAAGCAAAGAAACCCTAGACTTAGACTAAAGGCTGCATTAGAAGCAGCAACTGAGTTTAATATGAGCGTAGCTGCCCCCTATACATACATCCAAGTTTAAGGTATAATAGTAGTATGAAGTGGCTAATAGTAATCATACTTGCATTAGTAGTATACCGCTGGGTATCAAAGATTAAAAGAAATGTCAATTTGTTTCTGGAAAACTATGAAATTGCAATTATAGACAAAGAAGATGTTGAGCGAGAAGGAAGTCATACCGACGACATCTTAAATCTTCGTCCTGAAAGTTACGAAAAATCTATGGATATAAGAGGCACCCCAACCCATCTATGCCCATGCGGATCACAAATATGGAACTTAAAAGTTATTTTTGAAGATTTTGAAATTGCTACATACTTCCTAGATATGGAATGTGTTAGCTGTGGTAGTGTTGCAACAGCACCTACCCCCGTAGACAGAGAGGGAATGGAATGAGAAAGTCAGAAAGACTAAGACTGCTAGAAATGCAAGTGGTCAGACTTGAAATGATGGTTGAGTTATACACACAAAGCTTAACTAATCTATTACAATCTCAAGGCCTACAATCGCCAACCCAGCTTGACGCTGGTAAATGGTATAAGGCTAAACTGGACAACCTAGACAAAGAATAGCCTATTGACAATCTGTCAATATTTAGTAGAATGGTTACTATGAATAAAAAAATAACTATGGCCCTAGTGGCCTTAATGCTTACTGCACCAATCACGGCAAATGCGTCAGTTAAGAGAACACTTAGCAACACATCTTTGCCAGCACCTACGATAGCAATCCTGGATACAGCGATTGACATGTCACAAACAAAGTTTCAAAATAGCGTTGTTCACGAAGTTTGTTTAATTGAAATCTTTTTTGATTCGACACCACGTTGCCCAAATGGACTTACTCAAATGGAAGGTCCTGGAGCAGCCACACTTCCAAAAGATAGGCTAGCGCTAAGCGGATTTGATCATGGAACTTTAATGGCAGATCAAGCACTTCAAGCTAATCCAAACGTAAAGATTGTATTTATTAGAATTGTTGGACAGCGTGTAAATGGCACCAGAGAGCACACAAATGAAGCAACTGTTTACAATGCTCTTCAATGGGTAATAAACAATCAATCTAAATTTAATATTCAGTCTGTTGCGATGGCACAAGGATCACACTCCCTAGGTGTTGCTGGAACAGATTACTGTCCAAAAACTCCGACAACTGTTGAGAAGGTTAAGTCTCTAAACGCCCTTGGTGTTGGAGTTTTCTTTCCAGCAGGTAACAATAGCGACTACAAGAGAGTTTCATGGCCTTCTTGTATTCCAGAGGCAATTTCTATGGGTGCAACAATGCCAACTGGCTCTATCGCATTCTATTCTAATTACGATGCTAAGCTAATTGATTTCTATGCTAGAGGAACAACTGTTCTATACGGACTTGACGCTAAGAAAACTAACTTTGCTGGAACTTCAGCATCTGTTTTAGTTGGAGCAACGTCATGGGCAACCATTAAATCTGTTAAGTCTAATTTAACTTACACAGAACTATATGATTTAATTTCAAGAACTTCTGCTGTAACAACAAGTTCAAGAGTCGGCAGCGGTAAGCTAATAGACTTGGCAAAAGCAATTGGCTGAAGATAAGACAACAGTTCTAGAAGGAATCATTCAGGATATTGGCAGAGAGTTATATCAGAAATGGTATAACGCTCTTGCTATTGAAGACAGGACTGAAGAAGCATCAAAAGTAATGTTAGCAAACGCTAACGAGACCGCCTTCTGGACTATTCAAGAATTTATGAATAGATTCAATGCAGCAGCAGAAGCACTAAAGGATAACTAAATTGATCATAACTGATAATTCATTTGACGAAGTAGTATCAGCGAATGATCTGGTCCTTATTGATTTCTGGGCTGAATGGTGTGGTCCATGCAAGATGCTCTCTCCGATCCTTGATGAGATATCAAATGAGCGTGGCCTACTGGTCGGTAAGTTAAATGTTGATGATAATCCTCAAAAAATGGAGGAGTTTTCTGTACATTCAATACCAACTATGGTATTATTTAAGTCTGGTCAACCAGTTAAGACGATTACTGGTGCTAAACCTAAACACCTTCTGTTAAAGGAGTTGTCAGAATGGATTTAGAATTTGATTCAGAAGATGCTAATCATTTAGAGTTTGAAATATGGCTTAAGAATGGTTATGATCGAGGTTGGGTATCAGATGTATTTTGTGATACACATGATGGTCCACCAATGTCAGATGAAGAAATGCAAGAATGGGAAGAGGGCGGAGATCCCTGTTCGTTTCATGTAAAGATACATGAATTACACTAACTTTCTGTTTCATATAAGAAGCAGAAGAAATAAGGAGAATAAATTAAATGAACTCATTTAAGAAAGTATCGCTAATCATCGCTGCAGCCCTGACTAGCACAATGCTTGTATCGCCAGCAGCTCAGGCTAACGCTGGAACTGTCACCCTAACGGTGGCGGGAACTGCAGCAACAGGTGGAACAGTAGTAACAACTCCTGTATCACTACCAGTACCAGCAGATAACAGTGTAGATGCAGCAGATGCATTGAAGATTGCCGTAACAGGCGTAGACACTGGAACAGTAGTAACAGCAGTTGCAGTAAATGCAACACTTGTTCCTGCGCTTGCAGCAACTGGTGCAGCAGTAACAGCATCATCTGGATCCTCAACGCTATCAATTGCAACAGGAACTGGAACATCAGCAGACTTTTATGTATATACTAAAAGTACAGCAGTAGGATCAGTATCGATTACTCGTGCTGGAACTACAACAGTTTATTATGTCCAGGGTACCGCAGGTGCTTTGAACTCAATTACACTAACCGCTCCTGCATCAGCAGCAGCAGGTACATCACAGGTGCTTAAGGTGTCTGGATTTGACGTGTTTGGTAATCCAAAGGGCGGAGCCACAATTAATACTTTGGTTTCAAGCTCTGGAGTAGCACTATCAACAGCGCTAACAACTGACACAGCAACAGCAACACTTGGAACAAAAGAGCAGACAGTAACAGTTCCTGCAACTGGTTCAATCACAGTAGTTGCATACGCAACAGTAGCAACAGCCGTAACAGGTTTAGCAGCACCAGTCGGTTCTGTAAGCGCTACAATTGTAGTACGTGATATTGCAGCAGAACTTGCAGCAAAGAATGCAGAATTAGCAACAGCTAATGCAGCACTCAAGGCAGCACAAGATGCTCTAGCAGCAGAGAAGGCAGGACGTGCAGCCGATAAGGCAGCATCAGATTCTGCAACAGTTACCGCTAAGGTAGCGTCTGATCTAGCAGCAGCAACAGCAGCAGCAAAGTACAAGGCGGAATACAATGCACTTGCAACTAAGTGGAACAAGAAGTTTCCTAAGCTAAAGGTTGCACTAAAGAAGTAAATCTTCTATTAAAGGGGCAGGACTTTAGGGTCTTGCCCCTTTACCCTATAAATGCTAGAATTGGCACATGGATAAGATTCAGGACTATTTAGATGAAAAGCACAGGAAAAAAATAGCAGACGAAATTAGATATTTAGAATTGCCTCCAGAGTGGAGACCAAACGAAGTAATAAGATATATAGTAAGGATAATAGAAAAAAGTAATGGCTGATAAAAAAGGCAAAACAAAACACCCTTTTAATAAAACAATTATTAAAGATGGCAGAATAGTTAGAATTAGAAAAGATGGGTCAATTAAGGCTGACCTAGGCCCCTATAAACAAGGCCCTGCTAAAAATGGCATTAAATAATGTTTAGCGGATTATGTGAAATGGCGGGATGCGGTAAAAAAGCAACCAGACTTACTTCAAAGCCAGAAGGCCCTATCATAGATATTTGTGACGATTGCTGGCATCAGATATACAGATCTTAATCAACTAAATGCTATAATAGGGGGATGAGCGGAATACTAGTCCCGCTTAAATAAATAACCTATAGGAGTAATACAATGACAAACGGAAATGATTTAACAGGATTTAACGAAGTAAAGGCACCAACAACAACAGCATGGAATGGTGAGCAATATGCAGCAGACCCTGCAGCAGCTTTCCCATCAACAGACAAGTCATCACAAGATGGCGCAGGACTTGGTAACGGCGGTAAGTAACAATGTGCGTGGAATGTGGATGCGAATCATTAGGTAGTGAAACTGGAATAGTTCCAGTTGTTATTATTGATGTACCAAGCGTAACCAATGAGTGAGAATGGCACAGGAATGGCTACTCCACCAAACAATGAACCGTCAGGAGCTTTAACAAGTCGAGAAGTACCAAGAAAGTATCCTAAACAAGGAACAAGATCTGGAATTAAAATTGACCAGAACAAGCATGGTATAAGAAGAGAAACATCTTTAGACCCAAAGCCACAGAAAAAAGGCAGACCAAAAAAGGTATAACTACATATTAGATATGGCCCCATTTATAGTGGGGCTATATTTATTTAAGGATAACTATGTGTAAAAATTGCGGTAACTGTTCATCAGAACATGGAGCAAGAACTATAGATGACGCTATAGATGAGACCCTTGACTCTCCCGTTTAAATATTATATAATGATTATATGAGAGAGCCTAAGATTATAAAGATGGATTGGCGTCCACTAGGATATTGGCCTGTATATAAAGACGGAAAGCTTACATGGGAAAAGGATCCAAATGAAAATGTTAATTAAATTTGTAGAAAGATACCTCATGCGTCCTAAACGCCTTAGAGAGGCAATTGAATCTGTTGTGCATGAGAATGACGAATTGCTACGCATACTTAAGCAATACGAAGAAGACGACACTCCAACCAATTTAACTTGGGCTGAAGGAGATACCTGGTATGGCTGGACATATAATAGTAACGCCAAGCGTTACTACTTTGATGATATTGGTAACACATCTTTAATGGGCCTATGGGAATCTCAATGGGCTAGAGAAGCAGAGGTAGAATCTAAATGACAGAGTATTGGTCTTATCTATTAGCAGCAATTGGCGTAACAGGAATATTCTTTGTTGGTCGCAAGACTATTTGGGGATGGCTAATCCTTTGCGTTAATGAATGTCTTTGGATCATTTATGCCCTAACAACAGATCAGTATGGCTTTATTATTGCTGCAGTTGCTTATGGAATAGTTTATATTAAGTCTTACTTACTTTGGAGGCGGGAAGCCACAAAAGGCGTCTGGCTATGATTAATAGACTTAAGTCAATAGTATGTAGATTTAAAGGACACGAGCTAAAGCATATTGGATCTTGTCCATATACTGGATCAGACTATGATGTATGCACGTATTGTCTATTTACTTTCCCAAGGCAGGTAGCAGAATGACACACGAATATACCTATAGATGCGTATGTGAATGTAAATTCCAGATGGAGATTAAATTAAAGCGTGAGTTGGACTTTGAGGTTTTATGCGTAAGAACAGACTGTGATCTTATAATGAATCCAATACTAGAATCCAAGAAGCCTGTTGATCTGTTTGAAAATCAGGTGGATTTTGAATGAGAAGACTATTACATGGGCAGGAAGTACCAGATAGCGATAATCCAATAGATCTAATAATACATACAAAAGCTCCAGGGAAATGGTTATTGATCGATATGGAAACAGGACAAGAGTACATCGGATCACCCGAAATGACTCAATATGGACATTGGATTCGGATTAAGGATAAATCTTAATGACTATAACGGTTAGCGCCTATTGTGTTTTATGTCAAAAGAATGTGGTAGGAAAGCTAAACGAGATAGTGGCCTTAGATTCAGGTAAGATGCTTTATATAGGTGAATGTCCTGATTGCTACTACCAAATTAAAAGAATAATGAATAATATAGCTCGCAATTAGTGAAGCGAAAAGTGCGGCGGAAAGTAGAAGCCCTATTGACGGCACCCGTCATATATACTATAATTAGGGTATGATACAAAGCCTAGAGATACCTGATCCATTTGCTACATTTGTGGCGCATAAGTATGCCAATTTCAAGGGCATGGTCTATGACTACTTTACTAAAGAATGGTATTTAAAGACGGCTTGCTGTGGGGAAGAGCTTTATGCTCCTAATAAGAAAACAATGAATAAAATCAGACTATATCATACTCGTAATGAATGTCTGGGTGGATACTGATGCATGGTAATATAGAAGAGCACGGACCTATTTCAAGTTCCTATAATGGTCGTAGAGCGGTTTCCGAAACCGATAATGAAGGTCCGATTCCTTCACTTGAAGCTACCGAAATTGGATATTCAACAGGCAAATGGTCAGATGATGATGACTTTGGCATAACTCCATTTCTAGGACCTAATAGATGATAGGCGAGATATTGGGCAGAGATCCTAAATGCTTTACAGGCGGGGACTGCTGGAATTATGACTATTCAGATAGATGGTTGTTACTCTTCGGTATCACAATATCTATAGTAGTCATAGCCAGAATAATCCGCAATAAAAGGCGGGGAAGCGATGGCATATAGCAGATTCTATGATAGCGATATATACATATACCCTAGCGTAGGTGGATGGATCGAATGTGCTGGATGTTTTCTAAACATATCTCCAGATGAAGATACTATATTTCAGTCAACTAAGATATATGATGATGAGACATTATTGATGCATATATTACAACACAGGATCTCAGGTCATAATATGCCAGATAGCTTGGCTCAAGATATATTGGCTGATCCAGACAGATATGGCGAATATGAATAACGATATAGACTGTTTATATCTCTGGAAGTCATGGTCTATGTTTGAGCCTGAAAACCCATATGTCCTAGGAGCCAAGGAAAAAATGGCGGGATACACCAGAGAAGACTGGGTATCTATGAGTGTAGAAGCAACAACAATGATGGAAGATATGGGCTATATAGTAAAGAATAACCTAGGAGAGTTTACAGAGGATATATTTGATACCCTATGCTCACATTTGCAGAACTGGTTCTTTGAGGTAGATAAAGCCCTAATAGATCGATTTGCCATATTTAGCATATCTGTCCCAGAATACATATCATTTTTAAATAAGTATGGAGATGGACTAAATCTCTATTTCTACAGGATGTGTCAGAGATACTCTGCCAAGCTGTCAATATAGTCCATACCATTATATCCCCCCGCCCATAAACATCGCTCATATAGCCTCCTAGACCCCTTATAAATGGAGTAAAGTGGAGCATAGTGGAGAATATATACTATAGATTACATTAGATTAGTTATAGTATTATATATAAATATAGATATGTGTATTTGTGCACTTTCATATGATGGTCGTAATGTCAAATTTTCTTTGGAGGCATATGGACATGTCTACCAAATTTGAGGGATTTTGTCAATAGCCTCGTAAATGGCATATTTTGCCCTCATTGTCAATAGATTTTCGTAGAAAAATTCTGACAAATTCTGGCAGATTTTGATCACATTCTATTAGATTTAGTATATGTTTATATATAGATCTATATGATTCTATATAGATTTGTCGACATTTTCAGGGATTTTTAATATGCTGTCGTAAAGGAGAAAATTTGCCCACATATCCACACACAAAAAATCCACAGGCTGTGGATAACCTGTGGATAATTTGGGCCATATACTAACCAACTAAGTATATGTTGCCTTTAGTTAAATCTAATGGACTTTGATGTTTCTTATCTTTCTAGCATTGATAAGAGCTATCCCCGTCTTCCGCCTTGTCTTTAATAAAGCTGGAGCTGATGTGCAATTGTTGATCGTTTTGAAGTTGGCTGCACGGAAGCCTACCTTCGGTAGGTTATCCCCATTTTGTTTTAGCCATTTATTTAATTGCTGCGGTGTAGGAAATGGTCCCTCAACCTTTTGGACTAACTTACCCATTAGATGAATGGATGGTCAATCGTTACATGGGCCCTGGTATCCTTATCGTGCAACCAGGAATATCTATAACTCTGTTCCTCCACCTTTGGCAACTTCTTGATGAACTTGTCAGGGTCGATTGGAAGTTTGAGATTCTCCCATTTGTAAGTCTTAATTAATCTATTAAGAGTTTTATTTAATTCATTTGCTAGGAACAATCCTTCAGATGTTAGACCTGAATCATATATGCCTGAATCTGTAGTTAATTCATCATTATATCTGTTTGCTTCCCAACGAATAATCTGAGCAACTAATTCCATAATGCGGTCAACTGTATAAAATGGTTGGTCTGTTAGATATCTTGCCAATATGGCAGGATTAAACCAATGGTCTTCTGTTAGATTAACTAACTGTTCTGCTACTTTGATTTCTCTTGTCTTCATCTACTCCGCCTTCCGCCTTGGTAACTACTCATTATATCAAAATTAGGGAGGGGTGGCAACTCTCGTCCACCACCCCTCGTTCTATTGGTGCTACTTAGCTTTCTTTGTAGCTGGTTGTGGATCTGAGAAGGTTACGCCCTTGTTGATAGCTTCCTGGATAGCTACCTTGGCAGCTCCTGAGAAACGTCCACGTACACCCACTGTGATGCCTTGCTGCTTAAGATATTCACGCTTTGTTTGCATTTGATTTATCCTTTCGAGATAAGTTATTTTGTTAATTATAACAGATTTTCACGGGATTGTAAATACCTGTCGTAAACGGGACAAAATGCCCCTAGCTTAAATTTGTTTCTGACATACGATCTTGTATTAGTTTAGATATAAGATTGTGAGCTGCAATGTTCTCAGTCTCGGATCCGCCCCACAGAAGCTGTTGGGCCTCTGCGAGGACGGCGTCAATGTGTTGATCACTCATCTTCATTTACTTCCTCCTCGTCATCTTCCTCAAACATTGTGTCGACAATGTAGTCACGGTTCAACATCCATTCAAGGACGTCTTCGTTATGTTGCTCTGCCCCATACTCCAGAGAGAAGCCCATACCCGCCTCCACGGCCTCACAGAGGTGGTCCCACATCTGGTCCTCAGTAACGCTGGCCCTGTAGGTATTGTCCTCTAGAATTCCTTTAATAGTGGACCAGGTCCATAACCAAACCAGGGATAATCCAAGGTCGGTGGAATCAAGAATCTTCAAACATTCATTTAGTTTAATCTTATCATCAGGCTTCATATGCTAACTCCCTTTCATTCCATTCCGCTAATGTTCTGACGGTAAAGTCTTTTCCTAAATTGTAACAGAATAGGACCGCTTTGGTCAAATCTTCTGTCTCATATATTGGCATATCCAAAGGTATATCAGATTTATCATATACTTCAAATACATCAACTCCTCCTGGACTACAAGAGTATTCAACTTCCAGGATTTCTAGACTTGGCTCGTATGTCATACTTTTTGCCCTTGCCTTTCTGCTATAGCAAACGATAGTTGGTATGTTAGATTATATAGTTCTGTTAGAGTATCTAGTCGTCCTTCACATTCTGTTCGGACCATAGAATCCATTGCCTCTTCAGACAACTCCTCCTGCTCTAATGCATTTGCTAAGTCTTGCTCAGCCATTAGCATTAGATTCTTTAGTTCACCGTGCATTATATCTAATCCATTAACATCATAATTAACTAGACGTTGCAGGTGTGGTGGTAGTCCAATGTCTTCAGGTGTCATTTGCTCTTGGCACCTTCCTTGAATGCAACCTTGTAAATCTCTACAAGGCGCTCATAGACCGCTTTGGAGGCTTTGTCCTCATTGGACATTGCTGCTTCAAAGTAAATGATTTGGTCGGCTTGGTCTTGCAGGTCTTCCTTTATTTCTGATGATAGTTTCATCCATATGCCCTTTCGTTAGAGTTATTCATTATATCAGTCGCCACTGACAATAAATGCTCGGTTGCCATAATTTGTCCCTGGATATTAATCTTAGATTGAACATTATAATCTGCCTCTAAGTCCTGGTTAAGACTAATTAGATGTATCTTCATATACTCTATGAACCTACTAGATTTAGTTTGTGTAGTCAAAGTAACCCTCCGCCCACAGACCTTGCAAGAAACTAACAGCGTCTTCCAAGTCTTTCCTCAAAGGCTCCTTGTCCATTAAATCGGACGGGGTCCTAAGATAGAAAAGCTTTGAATCGTGTATAGCATTAATCATTCTATTTAGATCTTCTTCTGTATAACCTAGCATAGTTCATACTCCATATCCCAAGATACATCAGGCCAATTTAAATCATATCTTGCGCTATCAACTTCACCCAAATCGTTTAGGTGTAGATTAATTTTCTCGTGTGCTTCTTTTTCATTATTGGCCATTACTG